CTGGTAGGGACGAAGCATCAGCATGACACCGCCTCCTCTTTGTCACGCGCGTCATTGATCCAACTCGAGCCGTCCTTCATGCGGTAGGAGACGAAGTCCTCCCCCGCATCGATGATGTCTCCCGCCACGAGGTCCGGAATGAACAGGTGCTTGCCGCAGGCGATACGCTGGTCGTTGGAGTCGGGCATGTGGCCGTACCGGGCGCAGTGCCAGCCACCGTCGATCGCTGTGGAATGCAGGCAGGTGCGGCAGTTGACCGGGGCGCGCTGACCGTCATGGCAGACGGCATGGTGGTCGCACATGCCGCATTCGAACCAGGCCGGATCCTCGCTGATGCGGGACGGCGGCCGCGCCGCATCGATGATGCGCTTGGCCCTCGCGAGCAGGCGTCCGGCTTCGGCAGGGTCCGCCTCCACCCGCTCGGCGTACAAGGCATCCGTATCCTTGCACACCGCGAGGTAGAAGGCCCGCGTCAGCCCCATCAGATGCATGTAGATCTGCATCTGGGCCGCGTGCTGGGGCTTGGACGCCACGACGCCCTTGGCCACAAGCTGGCCGAAGCTCTTTGCCGAGTGGGTCTTGAACTCGAGGACATGCCAGGTTTTCGGCGCCTCGCGCAAGCCGATGGCGATGCCATCGAGCGAGCCGCCGAAGTGCCCGCCATGGGCTTCGACACGGAACTGGCGCCCCGTCGCCGGGTCGACCTCGAGCACGGTGGCGCCAGTGGCACGGAGATTGCGCACCAGGCGCTCTTCCTCGCGCTGGCCGGTCTCGAAGAGGCGCAGGATGCGGCCCTCGTGCCGGGACACGGTCGCCCAGCGGAAGTCGAACCACAGGGCGCGCTCGCAGGACTTTCCGATGAGCGATGCGCCGAGATGCTCGCGGAAGCCGTCGCCACGGACGTCTTCATAGGCGGCATAGATGGCGTTCACGGTGGGCGACGGCAAAGGCGGGAGCTTGACCATCACAGCTCCTCCCCCGTGGCAAGGCGACGGGCCTCATCGAGGACAGCGGCCCAGCTCGCCTCATCATGGCCGCGACGCGCCACCGCGATGATGGCATCCTTGAGAGCCGTCTTCCGGACAGCTCCCGCCGGCGTTGTCGCGAGCAGTTCGGCGCGCTCGCGCTGCAGGTGCCGCAGCGCCGTCTTGGCGCGGTGGAACCAGTCGGGATCGATCTTCTTGCCCCTGGCCTGTCGTTCGAGATCGGCGGCGGCAATCTGGGTGCGGACGCGGGCAATGCTGTCGTCGAGGACGGCAAGCTGCAGCCTGCGCGCATCGGGCGCAGCTTCGGGCAAAGCTCCGGCGGCCGCTGAATCAGCGGTATGAAGGGTATCCATCGATGTCTCCGTGATCTTGAGGGGAACACCGCCGCCGGACGCACCCGGCGGCGGTGGCTCAGTTGGTCCTCAGGCCTTGGCCTTCCAGGGCGCGGCGCCGGGCCGTGCCGGGGCCGTGGGCGTAGCAGTGGGCGTGGCGCCGGGAGCGGCACGCACCGCGCGCTGGGGCGTTACCGGACGCGCCGGCGCCGTGGCGGGCTCGTCCTTCGGCACTAGGTATCGGATCTGGTTCCGCTCCTGTCCGCCGTCCTTGGGCTTCCGGATCGACACCCGGATGGTCATGGGCTTGAAGTGCAGGTCCTCGGAATCGCTGACATGCAGCTCGCCCGTGGCGTGGCAGATGGCCGAGAGGGTGCGCTGGGCCATGTCCACCGTGGTGGGGTTCGGGTTGACGAGGTTCAGCTGGTCATAGACCTTGCGGCCCTGGAATTGGCCCTCAAGGATGTCCATCCCGATCCAGAGATACTCGCCGTTCCCGTTGCGGGTCGGACGCATTTCGCTCTCGACGATCTGGGCGACATAATCCCCGGCGGGGAGGAGCTCGTAGCCGGTGAGGGGCTCGACGCCGCTGGCGTCGAAGGTGGTGTCGAAACGTGCCATAATGCTGGTTCCTGTGCTGGCGGGTTGATCAGTTGAACTTCGGCAAGGCCGCACCGAACGCGCCCCAGTCCAAGGGCATCACATCGGGAAGGCCGTAGCGGTTCTTGGCGAGGAAGGCGGGGCGCTCAGCGGTGTAGAGAACTCGCTCGCCGCTCCCGAGCGCCCGGGTCACCTTCTTGTTGAAGCCCACATCCGACTTCACCGTCGAGATGCGGTAGTTGGCGAACAGCACGATATCGGCATGTTCCTGCAGCAGCGCCGCGGCACGGGCATGGAGCTTGATGACATAGCGGTCGTAGGGCTCATGCTCGGGACTGTCGAAGCGCTTGATGTCGGTGTGGGCGAGCTGGATCACCATCATGCCGCGGTCCTCGCGGAGCGCGTTGATCCAGTCGATGTACTGCCGCCACAGGTCGAGGGCCGCGATGTAGCCCTTGCCGTAGCCGGGCTCCTCGATGGACGACCAGTTGTTGATCTTGCATGCATGCTGCCAGATCAGGGGTTCGAGCCAGTCGAGGCTGTCGATCACTAGGCTACGGTGCTCGTGGGGTTCCGCATGAAGCGATGCAAGAGCCTCGACGACGTCCTCGAAGCTTCGCGCCAGGGGAAAGTGCGGCAGCTTGAGCGTGCCGAGCCCGTCCTCGGTGCAGATAGCCACCGGGCTGTCGCTGCCCGCGGCAAAGGTGGTCTTTCCCACACCCGCCACACCATGAACGATGATTGCCGGCGGGGTCAGGTGCGAGGAGGTTTTCAGGGAAGCAAGGGAGATTGCCATGATGGGCCTCACTGCGCGCTGGGTTGATGGGAGGTGATTTCCTCGAGGCCACTGCCTGCCAGCGCGGTGTGCAGCTGCATGAAGCGGTCGGGGCCGATGGCGTCCAGGAGCTGGCCGGTGGCCAGCGCAGGGACTTGGGGTTCGATTGCGAACATGGGGTCTCGTTCCGTTGTTTGACGGTTGAAAAGGAATGGATGGATGAGAGGACTTTGGTTCAGACGTGATCCGGCGGACCGGTGGTGAAGGGTCCTCCGGCAGCCTCGGCAATCGCTGGCGCGGTTTCATCATCGCGGCGGCGCTTCTGGCCCGACTGGGCGAGCGACTGGATGATGCGATAGACGGGCTTCTGCTTCGGCCTCTCGGCCTTGCGCACGGCGATGTATTCCCAGGCGCCCATGCCGATGCGGCGCTGGATCAGATGCACCCAGTTCTCGTCGCCGAGGTTCCAGGCGGCATTGCCGAGCTCGCCGATCTTGCGGCGCACGGGCTCCTCATAGCCCTCGTTGTGCATCATCCGGTCACGGCTCAGGTGGCCGCGGTAGTAAATGATCCTGTCACCGGGCTTCGCGTCGGCGACCCAGACGCAGAGGTCGACATCATTCATGATGTCCTTGGGGGTGAGTGCACGGTTGGCGATGTGGTGCACGAAGTTGTTGGTGTTCAGCATGGCGGGTCTCACTGGCTGACTGCGACGGCGTTGCGGTTCTGGATGACGCCGGCAGGTGCGAGACCTGCTGCAACGAGTCGAAGACGCAGCTGGCGAAGGGCGCGATAGAAGCTCGCGGCCGGCTGACCGCTTATGGCCTGAGCGTCGGTCACGCTGGCCGTCTCCATGAGCGTGGCGAGGACATCCCCCAACGAAGCGGGAAGGCGACGCTGCAATGTTCGCGCATCGATCATGGTCACGACTGCGCGTTCGGCATGTCCATGCGGTTCCAGCATGAGATCGTCGACATCGCAGTCAGCGGCAAGCGGCCGGGCGCAGCGCGCGCGGATGGTGGTTGCTGCATTGCGCGTCACCACCGTGACAAAGGCGCCCCAGGAACCGCGCTCAGGATCGAAGCGATGCGAGCGGGCGACGAGGTCCAGCAGGATGTCCTGACGGTGATCGTCACGGTCCCATGCGGGATCCCTGACCTGCCGCGCCAGACGTCCTGCACGGCGGTTGGCTGCGCTCATGGCAATGGAAAGTGCCGTCTGGTCCTGCAGTGGAAGGGGTGTGGAGTGGTGATGCATTCTGCGTCTCGTCGGTGGCGTTGTTGTGAATGCCCTGAGGAGAACACTGCCGTTCCGGGGAAAGCGAGGCGGAATGGGGAATAATGGGGAATAAATACCCGTGCCGATTTACTCCCCGGGATTCTGTGAACAGGAACAAATACTTCTCAATGATTTTTGTCTTCCGGGGAATAATTCCGGGGCCGTATTGGCGAGGAATTCGGGGAACAATTCCGAATTATTCCCCGCCTCGAAAATCTCCC